GCACTATAGGATGGTTTACCAAAACCACATGATATTTATAATAAATTAAAAACAAATTTACAAAACATGGCAGAATCAATTATCTCTCCAGGAGTATATACAAGAGAAAACGACATCTCTTATATCACACCAGCACCAATCCAGGCAGGAGCAGCATTTGTTGGACCAACAGTTAAAGGGCCGGACAACCAGCCTCTTATCGTTACATCATATAGTGACTACGTAAGAAAGTTTGGTGAAATCTTTTTATCAGGTTCCACTTCTTATGAATTTCTAACTTCTATAGCAGTTAAAAACTACTTCCAAAACGGTGGCCAAACAGCTTTAGTAACAAAAGTTGTATCAGGATCTTATACAGGAGCAGTTTCAACTAACTTATTTACAGGGTTAAATAAAGCAACCGGATCAGGAACTATTGTAGCAAATAGTGGAGACCAACAACAATTTGCAGTATTGTACGCAGGAAGTACTTTTACATTCATCGCTACAGGTTCAGCTACACCTCCTGCAGATTCACCAGCAAGTGGATTATTTTACTTCACATCTGGATCAAATTTAGCAACAACAATTACTAGCTTAGTTGCTGAAATAAACGCATATCCAACCTATTTACCAGTTTCAGCATCAGGTACTGCAACAGCATTACAATTAACAGCATCATTAGGAGGAACACCTTATAATGGGATAACTTTCTTAACTGGATCTTTAACAGGTGGAACAGCAAACTTTACCATAACAGCAGCAACTTTAGCAGGTGGTACAGATCAAGTACCATTTACCTTAACAACATTAGGAAAAGGTAATCTTTATAACAACTCAACTTCAGCAACATCTGCAGGAGCACAAAACTCAGACGGATCATTGGTATCAGGTTCAGCAGATAACGTAAGATGGGAAATTTCAAATACTAATACTGCATTAGGAACATTTACAGTAACTGTAAGACAAGGAGATGATAATACAAATAACAAAACAATTCTTGAAACATTTAATGTAAACCTTGATACAAACTCAGACAACTATGTTGAAAAAGTAATTGGTAACCAATACGTAACAGTAGGTACAGATTCTTCAACAGGAACATCATACACTTACTTAAACGGAACATTCCCTAACAGATCAAACTACGTTAGAGTATCTTCAGTAACATTAGCAACTCCAAATTATTTAGCTAATGATGGAGTAACAGTTAATAGAGATGCAGCTGGTAACCTATTCTCAACATACCTACCAAGAATAGCATCAGGAGCATTTTACGATGCAACCGGAGCACCTAAATCAGGAGCTAGCTATTTTGGAGGAATCGGAAATACATCAGGAGAGTCGCAAGGATTAGTACCTGCAAGCTACACAACTGCATTATCATTATTGTCAAACAAAGATGACTACCAGTTCAACATAGTATCTACACCAGGATTACTTAATAATGCAGGATTTACTTCTACTATCAGCTCTTTCATTGCATTAGCAGAAAGTAGAGGAGATTGTATCGCAGTAGTAGATTTAGTAAAAACAGGATCTATTGTAAGCGATTTAACAAGTCAAGCAGCAACAATTAACTCATCATACGCAGCAACATACTGGCCTTGGTTACAAATTCAATCAGCTACAGGTAGAAACGAATACGTTCCAGCAGGAACAGTTATACCAGGAGTTTATGCATTCACAGATGCTGCTTCAGCACCATGGTTTGCACCAGCAGGACTTGTAAGAGGTGGAATTGGTGGAGTAATTCAAGCAGAAAGAAAATTAACTAAAGGTGATAGAGATACTCTCTACTCAGCAAAAGTTAATCCAATTGCTTCTTTTCCAGGTTCAGGTATAGCAGTATTTGGACAAAAAACTTTACAAACTAAAGCATCAGCTTTAGACAGAGTAAATGTAAGAAGATTGTTAATTGAACTTAAGAAATTTATTGGTGATCAAGCAAGAAACTTGGTATTTGAGCAGAATACTATTTCAACTAGAAACAAGTTCTTAGCAACGGTAAATCCTTACTTAGAATCAGTAGTACAACGTCAAGGGCTTTTTGCTTACAGAGTTGTAATGGACGATACTAACAACACAGCAGACGTAGTTGATAGAAATCAATTAGTAGGACAGATCTTTATTCAACCAGCTAAAACAATTGAATTCGTAGTATTAGATTTTACAATTGAACCAACTGGAGCAACTTTTGGATAATTTAGAAACAAAGATATTTATAATAAAATAAATAAAATAAAATGGCAGTATTAGATCCAAATGAAATTATGTTTAGAGCCTTCGAACCAATGGTTCAACACAGGTTCGTAATGTATATAGACAATATCCCAGCATTCATGATTAAAAACGTGAAAGCACCTAACTTCTCAGATTCAGAGATCAAACTTGATCACATTAACTCTTATAGAAAACTAAGAGGAAAAAGAAACTGGGAGAATATGGATATGACACTATACTCACCAATAACACCTTCAGGGGCTCAAGCAGTAATGGAATGGGCTCGTTTAGGATACGAATCAGTAACAGGTAGAGCAGGTTACTCAGATTTCTATAAAAAAGATTTAACTTTAAACATTCTAGGTCCTGTAGGAGATATTGTAGGAGAGTGGATCATTAAAGGAGCATTCTTAACAAAAGGAGATTTTGGACAATATGACTGGACTTCTGCTGATGGAATTGTAGAGATAGGAATTACAGTAGCAATGGATTATTGTGTCCTCAACTACTAATAACATTTAAATAACAACTAACAAGCCTGACAAACGTCAGGCTTTGTTGTTTTAAAAAAGTTTTATTTGTATATTTATATATAGAAAAAGTTACTAACAAATAAAATTTATGGAACAAAAGCAAAAATTTCCTACCGAAATGGTAGAATTACCATCAAAAGGATTACTTTATCCCAAAGACTCTGCACTAGCAGAAGGTAAAATCGAGATGAAATACATGACAGCTCGTGAGGAGGATATCCTAACTAATCAAAATTATATTCAACAAGGAGTAGTTATTGATAAACTATTACAATCTCTTATTGTAACTCCAATTAATTACGGAGATCTTTTAGTAGGAGATAAGAATGCAATCTTAATTGCTTCTCGTGTTTTAGGATATGGAAAAGATTATGAATTTGAATATAAAGGACAAAAAGAAATAGTTGATCTTTCTGAAATAAAAAATAAAGATATTGACTATTCGCTATTGGAAAAAGGTAAAAATGAATTTACATTTACAACTCCTTCTACAAATACAAATATCACTTTTAAAATCTTAACTCACGGAGATGAAAAAGCAATAGAGCAAGAAATAAAAGGATTGAAAAAGATTTACAAAGATTCTTCAGCAGAACTTACAACAAGATTAAAAAGAATGATTACTTCGGTAGAAGGAAGTCCAGAACCTAAAACGATTAGGGATTTTGTTGATAACTTCTTACTTGCAAGAGATTCAAGAGCGTTAAGAGAGTATATTAATATAATCCAACCGGACGTTGATTTAAGATTCTTCCCAGAAGACGGACCAGACGGAGGGGTTGATATTCCTATTGGGGTTACATTTCTTTGGCCTGACGCCGGATTATAGAGCAGGACTCTTTAACCAACTCCACGATATAGTTTTTCACGGAAAAGGAGGATACTCTTTTGAAACAGTATATGAATTTCCTATATGGTTAAGAAAGTTTGTACATAGGAGTATGATTGAGTATTACGAAAACGAAAATAAAGCACAGCAGAAAGCATCAAGGCAGAGCAGTGTCTTGGAAAATGGACACATTAAAGCACCTGATTATAGTACAAAAGCTTCTAGATAATAGAAGCTTTAGCTATTTATAATAAAATATCTGAATTAGATGCCAAATCAAGCACAAAATATAGACCAACTCAATACGGAGATTAACAAACTAAGGACAGAGCTGGGCAAAAAGATCGAGTCACCTTTTAAAGCAGACGAGCTACAAAAAGCACAAGAAGCATTAAAAGGACTACAAGCTACGCAAGCTGAAGTAAATACTACATTCTCAGATCTTACCTCTATACTAAGAGCCAATCTTGCAGAGATGTCAAAGCAAAACTCTGCATTGAGTATTTCAAAGAAAGGATACCAAGGATTAACATCTGTTGTAGAAAAACTTAAGAACGAAGAAGCAGGTGTATATGGTTTCAATACCAAGCAATTAAAGGCTTTACAAGAAAAAGCAAAGATAGGGTTTGATGATTTAAGAAGAAATGTACAAGCACTTACTGCAGAAGAGAGAAGATCAGAAGCAGGACAAGCAATGCTCAAAGCTAGGAGAGCTGGGTATGCTATAGAAAAAGAGGCTTTAAAAGAAATTGAGAAACGTCTAGAACTTGAACAGAAGGTAGAAAAAACTGTAGGAGCTACAGGTGCACTACTTACAAGTACCAATAAATTACTTAGCTCTTTAGGATTTGGTCATATGTCATCTGAGATAGATGAGTTAAATACAAAACTTAAAGATGAACTAAGAGAGGAGATTAAAAAAGCAGGTGATGATGTAAATACTGTAGCACTCAAGTTTAAGTACATGGGTAAAGCTGCAGCTGGTGCTGCAAAGATATTTGCAGACGGATTAACAGAACCTGAATTTGTCATAGGTAAAATCTTCGATACATACCTCAAAATAAACAAAGCATCAGTAGATGCAATACACCTCACCGGACAAAACGCAGTTGCAGCTGCTTCATGGGGAGCAAACTACGCCTCAGCAGTTGATTACCTAGAGACAATAAACGAACTTACCAAGCAAACTGGTATGAATGCCCAAAATATTTTCTCAGAAAAGGTAATAGGGCAAGCGGCAGCATTAAAGACTACAATGGGACTTACAGCACAAGAAGCTGGAGGACTAGCAGTAATGGCTCAAACTACAGGTAGAGAAGTAAACAATATAGTAGACAGTGTAGTAGCTACAACATCTGCATTTAATGGAGCAAATAGAGCAGCAGTAAGTCAGGGAGTGGTATTAAGAGAAGTAGCAAATGCATCTAATTCTATAAAACTATCATTAGCTAACAACCCAGAAGCACTAACAAAAGCAGCAGCAGCAGCTACAAGACTTGGATTATCTTTACAGGATGTAGATAATATTGCAGCATCCTTAACAGATTTCCAAACATCTATATCAAATGAATTAGAAGCAGAGCTATTAATAGGTAAAGATCTTAACTTAGAAAAAGCTAGAGAGCTTGCGCTAAACAATGACTTAGCAGGACTATCAGATGAACTATTTAAAAACTCAGCAGACATTAACGAGTTTGGTAAGTTGAATAGGATACAGCAGGAAGCATATGCTAAGTCTTTAGGAATGACTAAAGATCAATTAGCAAAAATAGCATATAATAAATCTCTTGAATTGGGGATGACTGAAGAGCAAGCCGAAGCAGCAGCAGGGGTAGAAGCTTCAGAAATGAAAAGAATAGCTGCACAAGAAAACTTTGCTAAAGCATTAGAGAAAATATCAGGAGCATTAGCACCAATTTTAGATATAGTAGGAGATATTCTAAGTATGCCTTTAGCTCCTTATATACTACTGGGATTTGCAGCAGTTGCAAAATTAGGAGGAAGTATTCAAGGAGTTGGAAAAGCTTTTGGAGGAATGTACAAAGCTGGTAAAGAAGCTATGGCAGGAGTAGCAGGGCTATTTAAAAAAGGTGCACTAACATCTGCAATAGAAAAATTTAAAGGAGCTTTTGGAGAAGGTGCAGGGGACATGGTTAAGTCTAAGTCAGGCAAGATGTACAGCAAAGACTCCCCTCAAGGAAAAATGATCAGCAACCTTTCAGGAAAAGCTGATAAAGCCGGAGATGTAGCCACTGACGCTCAGGAACAAGTAGGAAGCAAAAGTAAAGGTGGTTTTAAAGAGGCTATGAAAGATGTTGCAGGTGGATTAAAAGCCATGGGAGCAAAAGGAGTATTCCAAGGTATTATAAATCTAGCATTAGCAGGACCTGCTTTAGTACTTGCAGTAGCATCCATCCCGTTCTTATTGACAGTAGCAGCAATAGGCAAAGCAGCAGGAGTAGGATTAAGAGGACTAGCTTCAGGTTTAAAAGCATTAGGAAAAGCAGGAGTAGAAGGGTTTATTGGAGTAGGGCTTATAGCAGCTTTGGGAGTTGCAATGATACCTTTTGGATATGCATTAGGATTAGCAGCACCAGCAATAGAAGCTTTTGGAACAGTTATTACTTCTGTCTTTTCAGGACTAGCAACATTAGTAGGAGCAGTAGCAGAAGGGTTTGTAACAATGATGGGAGCAGTCTCAATGGAAACTATAGGGCCAATGTTACTTCTAGGACCAGCGTTATTTGGAATAGCAGCAGGACTTGCAGCAATTGCAATTGCAGGACCAATGGCAATACCAGCACTACTTGCAGTAACAGGTCTAGCAGCAGTAGCAGGTGGAGTTGCAACAATTTTTGGAGCAGGAGAAAGTAAATCAGCAGGAGAGGCTAAAGGAAAATCAGATGAAGGATCCCTTGCAGCAGTAGAGAAAAAATTAGACGATCTAATCTCAGCAGTTAGAGCAGGAGGAAATGTTTACATGGATTCAAACAAAGTTGGTAAAGCGCAAGTAATGGGAAGTTACAAATCGGCATAAACAAACTATTTATAATAAATTAAAACACAATTAATATGGGACTATTAGATTTATTACCAACATCTAACTTAGGATTAGACGGAGCAACACCAGCATTGGTACCAAGTGCACAACCAGGATCAACTCTACATAACATCTATTCGATTACGGGAGTACCAGGTCAGAATCAACCTGAACCAGCACCTTCTGCATTAGACTTAAATGGCGTTAAACCAACTATATCTCCTTCAGGACAACAACTTCCTTATTTAGATCATTTACCAGGTTAATAAAACATACTAAATGGCAAGCGGATTAATCACAAAAAACACGGACCTTAAAAGTCTGAAGTATGGTTCTATGCCTCTTGGAAGCGACAAACCACTTATCACAAAAGATATTGGACAAGCACCAGGAAGTCGGATAGGAGCAGAAATTTCACATCGTATTGATGATACTTCGCGTATTGCCCAAATGCTTATATCTAAACCAGGTATAAAGTACCTTCTAACAGAAGCTAAACTTCAGCAAATTGGAGTAGGAAATAGAATTGAAAAAGCACGTAAAGGAGGTAAATCTGTAGCAGGAGCGGTTTTAGGGCAGTTAGGAAACACTCTAGTTACTACGGTTAAAATAATTGGATCAACCTTAGCACAAGTTCCTGTAAACGGAACAGGTACGCATTTTGTAAAAGCTTTTAGAACTGACACATACCTACAACCCTCAGGAGGAAATAACAGATCTGGTTTTGCACAATTTTTTGGAGCAGGAGGAGTAGAGGGAGCACCACTAGCTTTGCAAGGAAAACCTATTACAGGAGTTGCTAAAGAGACAAATTTTGGAACTGAAAAGGATGGTGTTTTTAAAATAGATCCGAACATTTCTACACAATATGGTTACGAGAGTAGCGTGTACAATGGTAAGGAGTTAAAAGATTACGACGAAGCAAAAAACAAGCCACTTCCTAAAGATCAGTATAATATTGCAAAAGCTTATTCTAAACTAGGAAACGTAATCCCAATAGATTCAGGTTCAATAGGACCTAAAAATCCTCTTACTAAAACAAAGCTACAGCAATCAAAAGCAGGTGATAAGCAAATTGGTACAATAACTATTTTAGAAGCAGGAGCACCTGCAGCATTAGGAGGAAAGCCGGTATTTGATTACAACAATACGTCAACAGGAACATCAACCGAAGATACGATCAGAAACTCACAAGTAGGAGCACCTATAAAAGTAGCACCTTCAGGAAGTACTTTAAATAACACAACTATTAGTTCTGGAGATGTAACTTCACTAGTAAAGGGTATTTCAAATCAAAAAGTTGCTTTCAATTTAACAGATAACGGAAATCCCTCGCCTAGGGGTAAAGTTTATCAAAACAGTGCAACTGGAAGCTATACAAAAAGCACATCAGAAGAAAATATAGGGAATGCTATACAAGGTATTGGAATACCAACAGGAGGTACTAAACCTGATAGCGAAATAGTACATGAATATAATTCAATTGAAGAAGCAAATGCTGCAGCAGAAAAAGCAAATACAACTCAACCTAATAAGAAATTAGCAACAGAGTATACAGAGTACTCTACTTATTCACAAGAACAAGCAAGCAGGTTAATAGGAGATACTACAAAACGTACACAGAAAGAAACAAGAGTACTACTAGGAGATCAAGGAAAAACTACAAAAGCCAACGTCAATTACTGGACACCTGCAGCAGTGGATGAACGAGATGGAATAAACATGTTAGATGTAAGTGGTAGGGAAAATACAGCACAGGGGGCAAGAGACTTGGCAAAGTTCTATTTTGAAATAATAACACCAAATGGATCTAAATTTTTATACTTTAGAGCATACCTAAATGATATAAACGATAGTTTTAACGCAGATTGGCAAGGTCATAAGTATGTAGGTAGAGCGGAAGACTTTTATACTTATGGAGGATTTAGTAGAGATATAGATTTTTCATTTAAAGTTGCTGCAAGTACAAGAAGTGAAATGAAACCTCTATATAGAAAAATGATATACCTAGCTTCATCAACAGCACCAACATACGGAACCTCAGGACTAATGAGAGGTACGCTTGCTAGATTAACAATTGGTTCGTATCTTGATCAAATACCAGGGGTAATAACTTCTGTTAAGTACACAATAAGTACAGAAGTACCTTGGGAGATAGCAATGGGACAGCCAGAACAAGTTGAAAATGATGTTCAAGTATTACCAATGGTAATAGATTGTAGTGTATCCTTTAAACCAATTCACGATTTTGCACCACAAACGGGATTGTATCCATATATTACAAATTCCCATGGTGGACCAAAATTTGTAGATGATGATGATGTAGATACAGAAAAAGCACCAGTTAAAGAAGATATTAAAAAGAAACGAGAAGAGGAGCAAAAAGCACAAGAGCTGATAGTGATAGATCGGGAGAATGAAAAGAAAAAGCAAGAAGCTGCAAAACCAAAACCAGTCTTTGGTCCAACCCAACCATCTCGTGGCTTTGGTGGAGGTTTTGGTGGTGGAGGATACTCTGGTGGAGGATCTGCTGGCAGTTGGTAATATATAAGTAACAGGTGAAATGGCAAACAGATATAGAGACATAAAACATTCAACAACCTCAGATGGAACAGAGTATATAAATAACCCTATATACCCGGATATCCCTTTATCTGATCAGGACTACTATGTTATCTCTACAGGAGGTGATAGATACGACACTTTAGCACAACAGTTCTACAGTGACTATTCTTTATGGTGGATTATTGCAATGGCAAATAATTCCGAAAGAGCATCTCTAATTGTTCAACCAGGTATTCAATTGAGAATACCAGCAAATAAAGAAAACATACTGCAGCTGTATAGGAATGCAAATAGATCAAGGTAATGGCAGGGAGTAATCACGGAGCACCAGTTAACAAGTCGGTTGCCACTCAACTAGCAAAAAGAAAAGCAATTATAGAAAAACGCACAGGTAGAACACCTGACGATTTACTATATATGAATTCTAAAACTGGTTGGATAAAACTTTCATCTTCAGTTAACACATTATCAGATGCTGATGTTGCTACACTGCTATCTGGAGGAGATCCTAAAAATATTCAAGGAAGTAACAAGTTAGCAGGATACAATATACTGTTAGGAGGATTACTTAGACCTGATAGAGGTTTAAGAGCAGGAATAGACCTTTCGGGAGACTATAACGAAAACGCAGCTTATAATAACAGAAAAGATACTACAGGGATAAGACCGATGCCAGGTATTACCTCTATGACTGTTAAATCAAAAAACACTTACGGAACCTTAAGAGAAGCAGATGTAAAATTCTCTGTCTGGACTTTAGAGGATTTTGAAATAATGGAACAAATATATCTAAGACCAGGTTTTTCAATTTTATTGGAATGGGGGCATTCTATGTATATTGATAATAACGGGACACTTAATAAAGATATTGAAACAATTGGAAACCACTACTTCAGACAGGGAGTTACAATGAAACAAATCTTAGGTGATATTGCAACACTTAGAGAAAGTACCAGTAACAATTATGAGGCAATGATTGGATACGTTCAAAACTTTTCTTGGACTTACAATCCAAACGGAGGATACGAGTGTAGTGTAAGTATCATTTCAACAGGAGAGGTACTAGAATCAATGCAAATGCGTTTTGACCCACGTATGAAAGTTCAGGACTCTAGCAAATTCGACGATCCAAATTCAGAAGAAGGAAAAGAGCAAATAAAAAGTATATACCATTATATTGTCCAAAAATTAGGAAAGATAACAGACTATACTTTTAACAAAGCAAGAGTAGTAACAGATTGTGGATCTTTTTTGGAAGACCTACAGGACTTTACAGGATACTATAACGATGTACAGTTAGACGGTGGTGGTTTTCTGGGCCTTATAGATGCGGAAAATCCAATGCAGTGGATACCTCTACGTACCTTCCTTGATATATTTAATACCTGTGTTAGTCCAATAGACAGAACAAAACCAAAAGGATCATCAGATAGAACCCTTGTTAGGTTTAATATAGACTATGCGTACTCAAACCCTCTATTAACCAGTCCAGAGCATTTTTCAATAGACCCAACCGTATGTGCACTACCATTCCCAGCAATAATAGCAACTGGTGAAGTAATAGTAGTAAAACATATACATGATGCAGACTCAGCAGCAATTGCAGGAGGTACTTTAGATGATATACTAAATATTTACATTACAGTTCCATACATTAAGAGCGTTCTAGATGGAGCTTTGGATAAAGACGGAAAGCTTGATAAAAGTATGTACGATATAGTAGAGACCATACTAGAAGGTGTCAATACGGCTTTAGGAGGAATAAACGACTTAGGGTTAGATTTTGACGATGAATTAGAAGGAGGAAGCTGGGTAATAGTGGATAGAAACAACACACCAGTAAATGTAACAGAAATACCAGAATTTACTCTAGCAGGAATAGGAAGTGTATTTACAGAGGTTGGTATTAGTAGTAAGATTTCTAATGAAATTGGATCTCAAATATCAATTGCGGCACAAGGTAGTGCTCAAAATACTCAGGAAAATGTAGAGAACATTTTGAAGTGGAATCCTAGAGTTATAGATAGATTAAAAGTGACAAAAGATGTTTCCCCTAAAGAGGAACAAGCTAAAGCAGATATAGAAGCCGATACAGCAGAAAGAGTAGCAGCATGGCTTGAAAATGTTGTGGATACTTTTAATGCGTTTAATTCAAACGATGGGTACAAGCAAGAGGACATGGAAGCAATTAAAACCATGCATGCTGAATGGACAGTGACCAACGTAGTAAAGAAATTTAGAACTCAAAACAAACAACCAATACCAGGACTCGTACCTGTAGAACTTTCTTTTAAAACAGACGGAATTGGTGGATTTATTATAGGACAGGTATTTAAAATATCGGCAGGAATACTTCCAAGCAAGTACCAAGATAAATTTGGATACTTAATTACAGGACTTGAGCATAGTATTGATACGACCAATAGATGGGAAACCTCAGTTACAACTCAATTCTACTTAATAGAAGGTCCAACAGATGCAGAAGCACAAGCAGCAGGCAAACCACCAGGAGTAACTAAGAGAGCTGTTGTTAACCAACAAGCTGGTTTAAAAACACCAGCAGGTGGGTACAGTACACCAAAAGGAGGTACTACTCGAATTATTGAAGGAGTAGAGTATAAAAATGGAGAACTACCAAAAGAAAAGCTACGGTATATTAACAACTGGAAACACTACAAAAGTGCGGCAGCCAATAGTGATAATGGCTGGATACGCTTATACCCTACAGTATCATTTGCATTAGATAAACTACTTTTAGCAGCAGAAGCGAATACAGAAAATGGAAAACCAGCACCAATTAAATTTAAAATAAACTCAGCATTTAGAACATATGAAGACCAGGTAAGAGTAAAAAAGCAAATGGGAGCACTAGCAGCTACACCAGGAAGATCAAATCACGGTTTTGGACTAGCAGTTGATTTTGGTTACGGAGGTGGTTTAAAACTAACACCATCAACAAAAGAGTATAAATGGCTGGTAGTGAATGCTGCAAAGTATGGATTTAAGAGATTACCATACAGTCCAAAACATCCAGAGTCTTGGGAAGCATGGCACTGGGAATATCAAATTTAAAAAATAGAAACATGCCTTATTATCCAAAATCAAAATACACCAAAGCAAAGTCAGCAGGACAGGGTGAATTTGTTGTAAGGGAAACACAGGAATACTATGAAGGACTTTATGTAGAAACTTTCAATGGTAAGTACTTTGCTGGAAGCTCTCCATTGGCAACAGGTATAGAGTTAGAAAAAGTAAAAGATCATCAACTATTACTTGATGAAGGAATTCCTTTTGGATTTGGAATATTAGCAAATTCTTTAGCAGGGTTTTTTAATAAAAAGCCAACTAATTCTGAAAAACAAACAGGCGTAGCAAAAAGGTATTTTGTTCAAGACTTAAACGACAATAAAATTGTTGAGACAGACAGAGCAACTTATGCACAAACAAAGTTGCAAGTACCTAACAGAAACTTTGCAGAAGTAGATTGGATTATTAAAGGTCCGGCTAAGGATGCAATGTTTGGTAACTATCCATTTGAAGGAGCTGAATCTAAAAATAAAAAAACAATACAAGCACTAAATAAAACCATGCCAGGAATTTCAACCTTTGTAACAGATTACAAGTACTTAGTACAAGAGCCAGTGATAGTGCAACCACAAGATAAAACATCACAAACTTTTGTGGAACAGGACTTTAACACACAAGTAGAAAACGATCGAAAAGCCAATTTTGATACTAGAAAGAGCAGAAGAGCAGCACCTCCTGGTTTTCATTACATGCCAGATGGTACATTAATGTCAGACAGTGAAATGGTAAATAATCCATCAATGAAAAACAGCCAAATGTCAAATAATAGTAATATTACTAATACTAGTAGTAATATGAACACTACTAATACTAATACTAGTAATAACAGCAGTACTCCTTCAAGTTATTAAATTAAAAAAATTCTTTAAAAATAAATTTAGCTCCTATAAAGAGTTTTAAAATGAAATAAGGCTTGCACACGCAGGCCTTTTTTTGTATATTATAAAAAAAGGTTATAAGATATGTTCTATATTATAGAAACACAGGAGCAAATACAATTGCTTAAAAATTTAGGTAGGAAAGGGGGGTATGTAGAGGTTATTTCTTCAAATGACAATTACCATCCACTTCTTACATCTACAGTAGCAGTTTATTTAAGACCTTTGGATCACCATGAGGGATATATTATTCCAATAAATCATGATGAGGGATTAAATTTAGATAAAAATCGTGTCTATGACATTCTAAGGGAATACACAACACTTTATACTTTGGATAAGAAACAGTTGATGTATCACTTTGTACTACCTTCTGTAATAGATCTTTCTTTACTCTATTCAATGACCAACTACAATAGGTTGGAACTTGCAAGATCAAATTCAACTTGCAACTGGTACTACAATCGTTTCTATCAATTTAAACAAATAAATGCTATTATTCCAATATCAAAGTTGTTTGAGAAATGTGAGGATAATTATAATACGGTATATCGTATATTGCAATATGCAATACCAAATGGATTTGACTTTTACAACAAAACAGCAACCTCGGTTTTCTTTATGATAGAAAGAGCTGGTTTAAGAATAATTCACGAACAATTTTTACAACTTTTTAAACCTAATAATGAATCGTATAGTATCGAGGATAATATTGTTTACACATCGTATAATCTGTATAACACTACCTCTCGTCCGACAAATGCTTTTAATTCTATAAAC